TTTTATTAAGTTCTGCAAATATTAAATCAACATGTGCTTTAGGTGTTCCGTCAAATCCTAAACCTAATGATGTTTGAATAAACAATCTTTTAAACTTAGCATACTCACGTCTGTTAAAGTCAATTGCTTTAATAATGTTTGCACTCTTATCTGTAATATGATATAATGCAAGGTTTGTTGGGCCACTATGCTGTACAAACTTTCTACCAAATGTAGACAAGTTTCCAATGTCTCTTAAATTTCCTGGTCCAGGGTGTACACCAAAGAACTCATTTACTTCTTGTACAATACTTGTTACATGATCGTTAACTTCACCTAGTGTAAATGTTGTAATATCATTGTTAAGTGGATTACGTTCTAAGTTAATTGGTAATTCATATATACCGTTTGCATTTTTAGTAGCACTTGAACGGCATCTAAAAACAACTACATCATCTTTTGTAAGTGCTGTGTTAAATCTAACAATTACATTTGTTTCAGTTTTATCAAATACATAGTCTATAGTTTCAAATTTTAAGTTGTTGTTTACTGTAACTTTAACGTCTAAATCACTTAATGACGAACTATTATCAAATACGTCAACTACAAAACTAGTTTGATTATTAGTTGCTACGTACTGTCGTAAAACTCTTTGTGTACTTTGTGTATTTGCTTTTATCCAACCGTTGACACTACTGTAGTCTGTTCTTGTTTTGTATTGCTGTAATGTACACACATCAGTTGATGCTGTTACTGTTTCAAATGTTGCATCAGTATATGTGAAACTACTGTTAAGTAAATTAAAATCAAAAACTATGTCACCAATATTTTCAATACTTCTGTATGTAATAGGAAAGCCTAGTTGTGAATCATTAGTTCCTGTACCTTCGCGATAACTAAAAACTTTATTACCTGCAAACGTAGAGTTAGGATATGTAGAACTGTCGCCATAACTAATACCACTTGAATCAAACAAATCAAACAATGGTGGTTGATTTACTTTAGTTTTTTCTTGTGTTAAATTCCATGTGTTGCCATCGTAATAAAACATACGGCCTTTGTATTCTAGTCCATCAAGAGCTAATACAGTTTCGTTTTCTAAAGGAGCAGTATCAGGTTCTTCAATTAAACTAATTTGTCTGCGACCTTTTTGTGTAATAAATTTAACTTTAAATATTTTACCGCTTTCACGAATGTCTTCTTCAGCAGTAAATAATACACGCATGCCTTCTACAAGATCAATGCCGTCTATATTATAACCTACTGCGCCTTCAACTGTTGAAAATATATCTTTTGTAAATGTATCAATAACGTTTACATTATTTTTAGTTGCAGTACCAAAGTTAAATAATTTTAAGTTTGCATTAAATTCAATAATAGGCCTTGTTGCTCTTGCATTTTGATCAATGTCAACTTCTTGACCATTTATTCTAGCAGACTCTTCAATTACATTTTTGTGGAACCATCTATTATATCTACTCCACATGTTTCTATCATTACTGCTACGATTAACTATAATGTAGTCTTTTGTAGCAGGATATCCGTTAGCATTAGCAAATGGCAATCTATCAAATGCATTTGTATCAAATGCAACATCTCTGTTATCTGAATATGAACCTGGAATTGAAAGTTCGTTTTCAGGTACTAATTTAATATTACTACCAACGCCTTCAACATACCAATCGCCTGTTGCGTATTTTTCAGGAGTAACAAATCCTGCAAAGGATACTTTCATACCTGTTGATAGTTGTATACCGTTTGAACTTTTGTATTTCTTTTTACCTAGTATTTCTTTTTCAACATCTATGTCTGTATTTTCATCTATGTCTTTAATTTGTATTAGGCCACTATTATTAATGTCATTTTCTGCAACGTAGTATAATACTTCAGGAGCATTAACATCTACTTGAAATGTTACTGTACCTTTTTCAACGCCTTGGGCACTAACACCGTCATTGTAATTAAAACTAGATTCTAATGTTCTTTTTGTTTTAAATGTAATTGGTGTGCCAATTGCATCAATGTCAAATGTGTATGTTTGACCTTTGTATAAAATAAGTGTTGGATTGTTTACTAATTCATCTGATGAAAACTTATATGCAACGTTGTCTACGTTATTAAATAACGATACTTCAACAGTACTTTCTACGCCACGTTCTTGTCCTGCAATCCTTACAGTTTGTGGTCCATATGGTAACCAATAGTATTCGCGGAAGTTACTAAACTTATCCCAGTCAACATGCGGTTGCCAAGCATAATATTCTTGCGAGTTTAATACTTCTTGATTTTCTGTGTTGCCACCAAAACTTTTAATTTGATTTAGATAGTCATTATAGTCTTTATAAAATGTAACATTATCTAATTCATCTTTTATAAGTGTTACAGGTTCAAACTGATAATTTTCTCTTTGTGTAGATATATCGCCTACATAATTATCGTCAGCATTGTATGCTTTAGATATTTGTCTGCCGTAGTAACCGTTAAGTTTTTCTGCAACGCCTGGCTGTACTAATTGATCTAATGTTGCTTGTAAAAATTTACTGTTAGCATCAGTTCTAAAGTACTTAGGAAGTAAGTTCTCACTTTTACGACTTCCTTCATTACCGCCTGCTGGTAATGGAAAATCTGACTGGTTATTTTCATACGCCATTAGTAACCGCTTCCTCCGCTATTGCTACTACTTGAACCACTGCTTTGATTCGAGCTACTACTATTTGAACTTGAACTAGTACCTAAGTTCAAACTACTGTTACTTGATACTGCTTCACTAGCACTTATGTCTTGTGTTGTGCTAACTATTGCGCCTTGTGATTTTAGTTTAGTTGCTGTAAGAGTTGTAACAACTTCAATGTTATCAACTGTTGCACTGCTTATAAACACTTCGTCTGCTTCTGACTTAACTTCAAACAAACTACCAAAAGTAAGTGAGTCTTGTGTAGGAACAATAACAAATGCCGCTAAGTTTGGAGCAAGTTGTGTCATTACATAAGCACTAAGCTCTGTAAAGTAAAACGTATCGCCAAACTCCCAATTTTCTATAGCAAAGAATTCATTAATTGCTGTAATAACACCTGCCTTTAATTCATTTTCATTGACAACTTTATCTGTATTTTTTACAATTTTAAATGATGCTTTCAAGTCGTCACTTGCTCCGATGCCAAACAGCTCTTTGTACTTAACTGGATGATAAATTACTTCGTCACTAATTGATTTAATTTTGTTTATTTCTTCACCAAAGTTAATAAACAATACATCACTGCTTGGCGGCAACGGTTTAGTTGCTAGGGCGCCTGCTACATATTGTCTATAAGACGTGTCATACGATCTTGTTAATACATAAGTGTCAATAATGTTAGAGCTACTTGGATCTATTCTGTTGCTTTCGTCTGCTGAATGCTCATATTGGAATATAATTCCATCTCTACCTGTGTAAGCTCTAAAGTTTACTGTTAACTCTAACTTTTCAGTTGTTGTATTGTAAACTTTAAAAATATTTTTATCTATGATGTAAAAAACTGTGCCTGTTGCATAACTTTCAATACCAGTATCAGTAATAACTGTTTCTGTTGCTACTGCTGTAATTTTTTCATCAACAGCATCTACATATCTAAAGTCTTCTACAGCATCAGTTGTAGTATATTGTTTTTGGTATATAAATTTACCTGTGGATGATGTTGTAATAAACTTATCAAAAATTTCTGGATCATCTACAACGCCATCATCGTCGCTGTCATAAAATCCAACTTCAATCTTTTTACTGTCTACATAGCCTTCTTTATCTCTATACTCATTTACAATTTCCCAATTAAAAGGAACTGTAAACGGAGTAAGTGCATATCCGTTACTAGTTGGCTGTGTGTTAATACTCATTAAACTAATTTTATCTTTTACAACTTCGTTAGTTAATGGATCATATACTTTATCTGAATTGTCGTAATAGAATCTAATTTCTTTATCGCTTTCAAACACATAACGCTGTCCACGATATGTAATTGTATATGTTTCTCCGTCTGTTTGGAATAACAATAACCAACTACTGTCTAAGTTTTGTCCTGTGATGTCACCTGTTTTACCTGTAGTAAACGCATTTAAAATATCAAGATCGTCTTCTACTATAACACGCCATGTTGATGATTTAAAATCAAATCTTAAACCAAACGTTTTATAAGTAAACACTTGATCAATAATTTGAGTTTTAATTTGATTTTCAATTGCTGTAGTAAACACAGGTTTAATTTCTTGTATAATAGGAGCAGTTGATAAATCGTTGTTAATTGGTCCTGGAATAATATCATTTAATGCTATTGGTCCTGAACCGTCATTAGTGTTATCAACACCTGGGCCATTAACACTTATAATTTTTGTCCATTTGTAAGTAGTTGCACCTGGATGATCTGCGGTGCCTGCCATTATAGATCCATCAGGCATAAAATGATACCCTGTTGGTGCTACAAACTTTATCATACTACCTGGTTCAAGGTATTGTAACGTAGAGCCTGTAAATGTTCCTACTCTTAATTTTGTATTATCAATATCTGTTAAGTAACCTGTTGTTAAATTAGTTGCTGTTGAAACTTGATTCCATCTTGCACCTAATTCTTCTACAATTATTTTTGCAAACTGTGAGTAATAAAAGTTTTTAATTTTATAGTTCTTAAGAATAACTTCAATTTGATTCTTAATAATACCTTCAATGTCTGTTTTTGTTGCAAAAGAAAATACTTCTTTGCTAGTTAAGTTTTGTGTATAAAGTATACCGTCTTTACCATATAAATTAGTTTTACTATATTTGCCAGTAGCATCAAGTAAATCATAATATCTACTAATACCACTTGCTGTTCTGTTTACACTCTTAACTTTAATAATTTCTTGACTTACTCCTAGTGGAGCAACGTTGTAGTCTTCGCCTGTAACCATTCTATTTTGTGTATAGTATGTTGCAGGAGCATTTGCTTTAATACTTGCATTAGTTTCTGAAGTACTTGAATTTTCAACAGGATATTTTAGCTCTAAGCCTATTGTAAGATTTTCTGATGTTCCTAATTTACTTCTGTAAGGAATAGTAATTGTAATGTTTATAAGCTCTGATGGACTTACAACAAATGTTCTATTATCACTTACACGGTAATAAACTTTAAATGTACCTTTTGGCAATGCACCAAATGTACCATCTGAGAATATTAAACTAATTCTATCTTCAACTCTAGTTAGTACTGAATAAATGTTTCTAATATTTTTACTTAAACTGTTATAAACAATGTTGTTACCTTCTACAGCATCAACTTTGTTCCATAATTCATTTTCATTACCAATGTCATCTAATTTGTACAACCAAACATCTGTATTGTTAACGTCTACAGCATCGATTGCAACAACTTGGTTTGAACTTGGAGTTGCTATTGAGAAGTTACCTTGATCTAAACGTCCTTGTCTAAAGTGTGCAAAGAAGCCTGTATTATTTGATCCAGCACCTTGACCATCGTCTCTGTAAAGGAATGCAAAATTGTTGCCTGGTAGTGGAGACTCTTCTACAATATTTCCACTTTCAACATTAGTACTTGTAATTTCAAACTGTGTTGATTTACCATCAACGTTTTTACTAAATCCAAATACTGGAATATCTACGTTTACACCATTAACTCTGTACTGCTCAACACTAATACCATTAACAGTATCAGTTTTTACAGGACGACCAAACACACTGTTTGCAGGTAGTGCAGAATTCATTACTTTAATAAATTGCTCATACCAGTCTTGATTTGAAACATCATTCCAAATAACTGTTTGTCCGGATAAGTTAGTACCATTTGAATCATACAATTCTTCTGTAGAACTAATTGTTTCAAATTTTAGCAGTCCGTTTGCTGATTGGTTACGTTTTGGATTATAAGATAGTAAACGAGCTAAACGTAGTACCGACTCTCTACGTTCTGCTAGTTCTAAGAAATTTTCTCTTGCATTAAGGTCAACACGGAAAGACATGTTTTGACCTAAGAAAGCAATAAGGTCAATCAATGCCAAGTATTCACTTGATTCGATGTAGTCGTTAAAATCCTCCGGATAGTTCTGACGGAGGTAATTTATCATTGTTCTGCGCAGGTTATCAAAGTCGTAACTTTGGAAATCTGCATTTCTAAAAGACTGATATACTCGCTTCCAATCTTCAGCTAGTAATAGTCTATTTTGTCTGTCGGTTGTTGACATACTTTGCTTCCTTTATATGTTACAGTATTTATTAAGAACGGTAAAGTGCGTATTTAATTCTATGTTAAAATAGCGTTATCTTCATCAAATTTCATACGCATACTTTCAGAAATATTGTAAGGCAAGTATGTAAGTGTACACTCAACCATAATACCGCTTTCATAAGTGTCGACTGTAACTTGTTCAACGCTTACTCTTGGGTCAAAATTAATAATATCTGTTACATTGTTTGCGATAGCATCTCTTAAGCCATCTGTCATTGGTTCAAAAATGACATCCCAAATAATAGTTCCAAATTCTGGATTCTCTAGTCTTTCACCTACTCGAATATGAAAGTGGTTTATGATATCCTGTTTAATAAGTGCAATATCGTAGAGATTGAAACTGGTGTTCTCAGGATTTGTTGTAGAAATACCTCTATAGGCTCTACTTTGTACCTGCGGTTGCGGTCTTTTATTTGACTTTACTGTAACATCTTTATACAGT